ATCAACTACATTTACTTTTACAACGACAACATCTGGAACTATTGCATCTGCCGCAGTATCACCTACAGGAACTGTTACTCGCGTTGGTTATACATATCTAGAAGATGCAGATACTTTAATCTCAACTGGGTATTTGACCACTGGTAACATCCGCTATGCTACACTAGAACCAAAGAACTTCAAGCGTCTATTAGGTCGCGGTGAGTTTACATATGGCAGTATGGTATTGGATATTATTGCAAAAGACGGAACT